GTAGAGCCTGACACTGCTGATCCTGTGGAAGTGTTTGTCGTGGCAGTTGATGTCGATGTGATCACAGTGCCGGAGGCCGCCAATTGGTTGGCTCCAAGTGCTGTTATGATTGACACATCATCAACGGTGGCCCCACTGATGAAAATCTCGTCTGCCGCTGAGTCAAGTTGGAACAAGGACCCAAAACCCTGTCCTGACTGATTGGGCACAATAACCGCTGTCAGTAAGTCTGGAGCGAGTTGATTGTGTACATATGCGGCTAATTCTGTGAAGTAAAAAGTGTCTCCGAAATCCCAGTTGTCCAATGCGAAGAATTCGTTTATGGCGCTGATCACCCTGGTCTTGATCACTGCGTCAGACACGTTGGTCTTTGGATTTTTGACGACTTTGAATGTTGCCTGTAACTGTTCTTCAGCGTTCGAACCAAAAAGTATCTTGTATTTCACAGGATGATATATTATCTGATCTGACAATGATTTCAATGGGTTTAGTGTGCCCGAGTAATTGATCCTCAATTGGTCTGACGTAGAAGTTGTAGGTTTTGTTCCTCCGTCTTGTAACCAAATCCTGAAAAGATTATCATATGTCCTTTCTAAAAGATAGACATCCACTATGTTTGACACGCTGGGATCTATCCTCGTATCCTGTCCTGCGTGATGCTTGTACTGGAAGTTGATCGAACCCCTGCCTATCCTGGCAGTGTAATCCGTGGTCGTAGATAGTGTGTTCGTTGTAGAACTGTATTTCTTGATCACATCCTCGGCACTGTCATAGAAATAAAACAACTGATTGTCTGAGTAGGTAGCAGTATTAAGATTAATATCAGTTTCGTTCTGCGTTACAATAAAGTTGGTTGCCGCATATGGTCTGAATCGTTCGATGCTGTCATAAGAAGTGTACTTCTCAAAGAACACAAATTTTGTTGATTCAGATAGTGTTGGTTCGACGTATATGTCAAACAGTTCGGGATTGTCTACTACACCGTCATCGTCGTCGTCAAAAAAACCAACTTTCACTTTCCTGTTGTCCTGGAAACCATCTGATTCTGTGATCACATCAGTAACTTGCCACGTTATCGGATAACCAATGCTGTTACCTGTAGACACAATACTATTTGTTTTTAGAATTTTGACCACATCCTTGACACTCTTGCCTGTTTTGTAATCATAGATTTTTTCTTGTGAATCAAAATGGAATTTGTTTTGACCCTCTGATTCAAAAATGTAATCTAGTTTTCTGTACTGTACTGTGTAAGTGTTTCCGTCGTTTGTAAACTTGAACCACCAACTTGCGTCACTGTTAGTACCAGCAGTAGATCCCGCCGAAGCAAGATTAAAATCTGAACTGGTGCTTAGATTTGTTGAAGTTATTACTTTCCAAGTTTCTGTGTCAACATCATATCTTAATCCAAATTCTTCGTATGCCTCTATCCTGTCAATAAGATCTGCTTCTAATGTTGTAGAGAATGACGTTGTCAAATTAGGTATAATTGCATTTATAACAGAACCATTCGGCACTATGTTCGCTAATGTCACAGGACCAACACCAGATTCTAAGTTACCGGTACCGCTGTTTGCTCCATCTAAAACTACAGCACCTATCTTGGCCCATAGTCTATCTTCTGCTTCGTCTGTGCCTGAAGTCACTAATGTTCCGTTCTTGAATTCTCTGGTGTCTGGGGAAGTGAATTTCACGAGTGCTCCTGGTTTTGCGTACTTCATATTTGAGGTAGCGTAATCACCTATCACAAGTGCTCCGCCTGACGTGAAGTAACCGGTATTCGTATTTGTTGATGTTGTTGTGGAATTCCAAGTTGCTGAAAGTGTGCTCACATCTTTTGTGGCATATTTCAAATAGTAGAAATTTCTAGCATACGCTTCTTTTAATTTTGCTTCAACAGACTTGTCTATGGTTGACTGTATGTCACTTCTGTTGTTGAAAGTGAATGTGAACTGCTGTGTTGATTCTTCCCTATAAAGTATTCCGTCTTCCGCAAAGACACTGACATTTGAATACGCCCCTGTTGGATCAACAATTTCTTTTGCTCTTGATATCCCAGATGCTGATCTATTAATAGATCTAACTTTGACAATCTCTTGTGACGCAGATAATGGAACCACTTGGTAGTCCTCCGCAGTGATCATCCTGTTCTGAGAATAGTAGACCTGTGCCGCTTTCTCTTTTATTGAATCATTTGATTCTGTGGCCGCCGCGTTGTAAACGCTGGACTTGAGGCTCACAGTCATTGCTAGTGATTGTTGTGCTCCATTGGCGTCAGTGTAAGGAACCGTCAATTGTATTCCCTGCATGTCTGCTGATTGTATCGCATACTTGGTGTTGTCGCTTGTCCTATAATATACCCTGAAGTTTCCTAGAGGTAGGTTGGAGAAGTTGCCATCACCAAACACAAGATCAATTGCATCATTGTTTTTCGTCACGACATTGTAAATGTTTCTTTCAGTCTTTGCCAAAGAATTGTAAATTGCGTTGTTACCTGTGAGCGAAGGAACTTTTGTCCAATTCTCAGACAACTGTCCGAACTGGTCTAATTTGTATAGCCAAACATCTGTGTCGTTGATGTTTGGTGTGTCAATACTCTTGATAAAATTAGTGACACTGGTATCTACTGTGAAATCTTGATACTCGATCGAACCTTGTTTGAACAAGAAGAAAAATCCTGTGTTGTTAGAACTGTCCCCTGCTCCATCTGTCCTATATGTGTACGTCAGTCCTGTACCAGACACTGGTGATGACTCGTATATTGATTCCGATTCACTTATTGTGCTAGGCACTATCTCAAAATTTCGAGAAACACCGCCTACCGATTTCTGGAAGTCGAAAACTGGGAGATCCAATTGATTAGAACTGAGTGTGTATACGTCTGTGTCTATGCCGCCTATCTTGCCAGACTCCCTTGGATTGCCAAACAGTTGTCCTGTCTGGTTTGCCGCATTCAGTATGGCAGTGAATTGCTCTCTGTAGTTTGCGTTGGCAGAATCATTCCAAATAATATTTTGATTTGCTAGATTTGTCCCTGTGCTGTCCTGTACATCCTGTGTTGTGGATATCGAATCAACCTTCAATAATCCTGTGCCGGGTCTGTTTCTCTTTGCGTTGTAGTTGATTAGTCTCGCTAACCTTAAAACTGAATTCCTTCTTTCCGCTGTTTCAAGGAAGTTCTCCCTTGCGTTCAAGTCGACCCTGAAAGAAAGTGCTTGTGCAATGTAGGCTATCAGATCAATTAATGCCACGTACTCAGAACTCTCTACGAAATCATTGAAATCATCCGGGTAGTTCTCACGTAGGTAGGCCACCATTGTCCTACGTAGAGTTTCAAAATCATAACTCTTGAAATCAGCCTGTTGGAAAGCCTGGTAGATCTTTGTCCAATCTTCCGCGACTAATAATCTGTTCTGTCTATCTGTAGTGGCCATACTGTTTGTATGGATATTTATATATTAAATTAAGTGCGTACTTTAAGATAGGCGTAGCAGTGAATTCTCGTCGAAGTTGAAACGTAGTTTCTCAGTAATATTCAAAGGCACATATGTGATTGTGGCCTGTATGGCTATGCCCTTGTCCGCTTCCGTTACCAAGATCTCCTGTGTACTGATGCGTGGATCCGCGTTGAGATTGGCAGTGATGTCGTCAACTATGGCGTCCTTCAACGCTTCTGTGAATGGTTCGAATATGGCATCGTATATTATGGTGCCGAACTCCGGGTTCTCAACCCTCTCGCCCTTACGTATCGATAACCTGTTGATGAGGTCCTGCTTGGCCACTTCGAAGTCGTAAAGTTTGAAGTTACGCTTGTCCGCACGTGAACTGAAACCCTTGAAGGTCACTGACTTATTTGATAGGTCTCCTGATCCTGAATCTCCATATGCCATATTGTATATTTACTCCCTAAAATTTAAACTTACCAAAGAAGTTCTTTATCCCTTGGGCACCAGGCAGTTTTCCTATCTTGGACGCTATATTTCCGCCAACGTTCTGTAGGAATGTCTGTTTGCCCATGGCGGCATCTCTGGCGTTGAACAATCCTTTCGCCGTCGCAAACTTCTTGATCGAGTCCATGGCAAGGATCTTGCCTCCGACCACAGTGGTGTAGTTCTGCGTTATGCTGTTGAGCGTGCCTATGGTTCCTATCACATCGCCTGATTTCAGGTTACCTTTCAATCCGTCTATGGTGTTGAGTGTCTTGTTGGCCACGTCAATTGCCCCAATGGCCGTCTTGTTGGTATCCCCGGCGAGTGAGAACAACTCACCTGCTTGGTTGACGAACACGTTGTCTTTAAACAGTTCCGTGCTCTTGCCTGACAAAACATTCACCACCTGAGATGTGAGGGTGTTGGTCAGATCTTTGATGTCTGAGTTGAACTCTATGCCCTTGATCTTCTCTGTGATGCTGTCCTTTATGTCAAATGGCAGATCTATTTTCTGTGTAATTCCGTATATCTCATTGTACTTCAATCCAAATTCGGTCAACAACTCTTTGGCTTTGGCGGCGTCTGTGCTGTTGCCTATTTTCTGTTTCACATATTGTAATGCGTCCGCTTGGTACTGTGCGTCTCTAATTGTGCTGTTGGCATCTACCCTGTTCTGCTGATTTATGAATTCCGGTGTGCCTGGTGTGTTTGCGTTCCTGTACCACTGTTTCTTGTCATCAGCGTCGATAGGTATCACACCATCACCACTAATCACACTTGCTCGGAACATGGGTTCGTGTGTGACCAACCTGTGAACTGTGGTCTTGGTCTTCCTTGTGAATTCCTGTAATGGTTTAAGTCCTTTCTGTGCCAGTTCCACATCTCCCTCTTCTCTGAGATTCATACCGACCTTCTCTGCGTTCAACCAGTGTGGTCCCCACTTGGCTATACCTTGCTCGCCATCGTCGCCTACACCTCCCATTGGAAGGTTCAAATCAATCCTACCACCCTGTACGTGGAACTGTCCTAGTGCTCCATGCAGTTGAGCACCTGGAGTGTAAGAACTGATAGAATTCAAAGCGTAGTTCTGTATGCCTCCCGCCGGAGAACTTTGAAGGATAGCCTTGTCTCCTACAGTAACAACTGCGTCAGCACTCTGTATCATCTCCTTGGCAGAACTCATCCTGATCTGTCCGTTGGCGTGCATGTTGATATTCAAATCTGAATGAAGATTGAAATCTCCCTCCGTACGTAAGTTTATACCACCAACACCAGAGTAGACGTCTATCCTTCCATTTGCCTGCATCTCTATGTAGGCGTTTCCTGAAGCGTTGGCTATGTACACAATTCCTTGTGTGTCATGCATCAGTAACTGATGTCCGGATGCTGTCCTTAATCTTGTCAATTGGTTGTTGCCATTTGTGTCTCCGTCGTCCATCACGAATGTGTGTCCTGACCTTCTTGTCACAAAATCTTTTTTGTTAGTATCTTTTGTTCCCACAGTTTGTTGTGTGGTTGTCTTGTCTATAGGTCCTGGTGTGCTGATTCCAAAAACACTGCTAGGCGTCTCTCTCCTAGCCGAACTGGTTGTTGTCCCCCTTATGGTGTCCTCCGACAGTCCTTGTTTCTGTAATACCTCTGCCATCGGGTGTATTGGCTTGTTGAGGCTATCATAGTTGGTTGCTGTCACACCCGGTATGCTCCTGTTGATTTCTCCTGACGGAACAACTTTTGTTCCATACGTGTCCATCTTGTCCACATCTGAACTGAATTGTCCTGCTGGGCCACCACTGCTTTTGTCCCAGGTCTTCTCACTGGACGCTATGCCCGGAACCATGTGGTTGACCAAAGGCTCCTGTACACAACCTATCCAGAACGCTTGGTCCATTTTACCTTCAGCGAATATCACAAGCACCCTTGTGCCTATGTCCGGTGGTACCGCCCAGAATCCATAACTGTGTTGGCTGTGTTCGTACTTGGTTGATCCCGGAAGATTATACCTCACATCCTTCGCACCATAGAACGGCGAAAGATATTCACAGGTTATGAGATTTCCGCTGACAGGATCTGATGTTTTGCTGAGGCTGGGTATGTTCACCTGTAGCCTGCCCATCTTCAATGGATCGGTATTGTTTTTCACAACACCTATGTATGGTCCAGCGTTTTCACCTGACCACTGCGTGTCGTTGCCCGGTGCCTTGGCGGTGGATGCGTGTCCTTTCAAATAATCTTTACTTGCCATTATGATAATCCATTGGGGTCATTGATAATTTTCTTGTCTATGACTCTCTGCCAAGCATTACCAAATGCGGCGTGTGAGCCTACACTAGTTATTACACCGTTTTTCTTGACGATTTTTTCGTTGCTGGTCTGTGTCACTTTACGGTCCTGATTGTTGAAACGTGTCATCGTCAAAGTCTGTGTGAACTTGCCATCGGTGAAGTTGTGTTGCACCTGGAACACCTTGTAGAGGCCTGAGAACACCGCCTGTCGCTCCGATGATAACTCGTACACGCCTGTCTGATCATTAAGATCCTGTGGCGTTTTGAATGTCAAGTTGATCACAGGTTCTGCCACGTCCATATTGAAACATCTCAGCGTTGGATTCCATATGTTGTCTTTTTCTCCTCCCCTGAAGAACTCGATATTGTTGTCTACGGAACTGCCGTTTCTGTTCACCGGAGTGGGTGGAATGAACTGGCTCTGTCCCAACCAGGCCGGATCACCCAGTATGTCCATCCTGATGACCACCATGTCAGCAGTTGGATTGGTGATGGCATCAAAAAACTGGTCAACCCTTGCGTCACTCTTGGCTGTCCTACCACTGTTAGAGGTCTTGTACAGTCCGGTTTCGGTCTTGGTCGGCAGATAATCAAATGGTCCCCATTTTTGCCTGTTGGTAGGTGTGCCCGTGTCCTCGCTCTGGGCCGTGTTATCCGAAGTGAAGGTCCTGCTCTCACTGGCCTCAAGATCCTTCAACCTCGATTGGTAGTAGGCCACCTTGTAGTTGATGTCTAGGTTCTGTATGTCAAGGTTGTCGCCCGTGAATATGTAGTTGTAGTCCTTGGCCACATAGGTCTGGAAATTTTTATCCTGGTGTACGCCAGCCGTTGCCAAGTTGTAGGCACTGATGTAGTATGGTTCTACCACGACACGTATTATCTTGGCGTTGGTCTGTCTGATCTCATCAAAGTTCGGCGTGGGCTCTATGCTGGTACGTATACGGAAGTACTTGAAGTATGTTGATAGACCTTCATTGGGATTGAATCTATCCGTGCCTCGTTTGCTGACCGCTTCACTCCATTCCTCGAAACTTTTGGCCCCGTACTTGGGATGGGTCCTCATCAGATCCTCCAGCAATTTCAATATGCTGGTCTCTGAACTGAATTTCAAGTAATCCAATTTGAACGCATCACTGCCTGGCTCCTGAAGGGTTCTGGTCTCTGACATGCCCACCTGTGACAGTAGGTCGAAAGATAGTTGCGTGTCCGGATCCAGGTCTTGGCTTATCGAGATGTCATATTGGTCCGGGAATTGATTGTATTGCCTGACCTTCTCGTCTTGATTTTGCTCGTTCAGTATTCTCTGGAGATCTACCACAGCATCTTTGAAATTCTTCGTGGTGGATGATAGAGTTCCGCTGGTCCTAGGATACATGTACACGTTAGTGAAGCCGAACTCGTTGTAGGGTATCGCCTGTATTGTGTAGTAAGAGCCTGCCTGGTTCACATCTATGTCCATCGTCATGATCTTGATCGGTATCACCCTCTTCACGTAATCGTTGTTCTCTTTGATTTGTTTTCCGTTCTCATCAAAACCCTTGAATTCAACCGTGAGCATGTATGGTGCGTCTAAGTGATCCAAGTAACCGTTGTTGGCCGCGGCGGCTTTGATTTTCTCGAGTAGTGTGATGCCTGCGGGTTCGACCAATTCCATTTTTATGTTAGTGACACTGGTCAGACGCCTCTTCTCATTGTAACCTGGTACGGATGTCATCTCCACGTTCCTGAAATAGAGGTCATTGTTCTTCATGAACTCTGTGGTCGCCCTGCCCAACGCATCTCGGAGGCCTTGGTTCTTTATTATTGTTTTCTTTGTCTCATCCGTGAACTGGTTCTCCTGCTCGAAGGCCGGCTTGTCGTTCCTGTTGGCATCTGGTCCTATGCCACCACTCTGTGCGATGATGTCGTGTGGCTTGCCCTGGAAGAACTGTTTCGGGTTCCTTATCTCTGTTGAACTGAGAGCAGACAGCGTGAACAGTGTGTTGTATGAGGCGAACTGGTGTAATACATTTGGATCAGGATTCAACGGAAGTTGCTTGATGCTATCCTTCCTTGCGTAGGCGGCGTTCTCGTAGTTAGACCATTTCTCCTTGTCTAATTTCTTCTTCACGTAATTGATTGGTGCCATGGGTTATATCCCCAAGTCTTTGAGCAGGTTCTCTTTCTTTGGCAGTTGAACCGTCACTCCCGGTTTGAAGTCGTAGATGGGATCCTCTATCTGGTCTGGGTTACGCTGTGCGAAAACCCACCACAACCTAGGTGAGCCATATAAGTCATAGGCCAAAAGATCTGGTCTGTAGGCGTAAGTCCTTTCTACTGTGTAACTCTGGTCGTCGTCCTCCGCAGTTATGGTCCTTGGATTTAACACGTCAAGATAGTTTGCAATCTCGCTTGTCTCAAAATATGGTGATGTGTTTGAGTACTTGGCCATTAAATAAATCCTACCTCGTTTGTTCCTTTACCGTTCAACTCTCCGTTGACGAATTTTTTCATAGAAAAATTCTTGATCGAATCTCTGCTGTAGATAGGTGTCAACATTACAGAAATGTTTGACAGCGTTGGTGCCCAGGTCTGAGATTCCCCCGCTATTACTGATTGCTCAAATCCAGCATCAGGACCGTTCAATTCTCTGTATGGAGTATTTTCTTGTTTGGTAGAAATGTAATCAATTCCTGGTCTCAGTTCCACGTTGAAAGTGTTCATGACAACAGGTACCTTGTTGAACATGTGATCACCATAACCATAGAAGTGCAAGATAGGTGGCGGATTACCTTTCAGTCCATCGATCCCTCCTTCTTGTCCAAAAAACATTTTAGTGGCTGTCCTTAAGAAATTTACCGTTGCTACCCAGTGCTTGGCATCCTCGGAGTTCTGTACAGGAAACTCTCCAATAACATTGAAGGAATCTACCTGTGAATTTTGATATGCTTGATGTGGAAAGTTGCTATGCACTTGATCCATGGGATTGTAGTTTGCACTGTGTTGTACAATCATAGTTGGTGTCAACGGCCAAAATATTCCTTGTGAATCCGCAAGTGGTTTCATAATAGGATTATTGTCAAAATCGAAAAACTTCTGTAAATCTCCTGGTGGTACTTGAAGTCTCACACGCCAGTCTTTTTTGTCGTTCCTGCCAGACCATTTGGCTCTCGCATTTACGATCCTACTGTCTGTGGAAATACCAGCACCCGTGAGCCTGCCCAGGGTCCTGTTGAATATGCCCCCTCCCACGTTCTTGACTATCTTGCCTATGTTTCCGAATGCCATTATATGGTTGCTTTCCTTTGTAAAATTTCGTATACTTTAACTATATTTATAGGCATTATTTTAGGCACACTTAATTCGCCATACGGCACGAATCAACACAATATAAAGAGAACAAATTATGAAGAGAGTCAAGTACCTAAACAACCGAGATCTGCTGGCACAGATACACGCCAGCAAGAACACCTACTGCTCATATGTCGCACCCGAGGACGCACAGTATGACCTAATTGTGCCCAACCTCAAGAAGATCAACATACGCACGGTGTCTGACGCAAAGAAGAACAAGGCCAAGAGGCTGACACAGGAGGCGTGGGAGGCGGCCAAGGTATCTGGACTGAAGAAGATAAAACTAGTGGACTACACAGTCAGTCCCAGGAAGATAGAGAAGACGGACCTGATATTCAGGGTCATGATGTTTGACCACATACCAATGGACGACGAACGTAAGAAGAATCCAAAGAGCACCGCGGATCATCACGCAAAGGTGAACTTCCCTCCGTTTCAGCATTATAAATTTGACAACAAAGGCAAGTTAGTCTGTGTGGGAAAGAGCCACTGGATAGGCGGAATGAATAACGGACATTTCTCAGCGGATCATGGCAAGATGACCAACCAACTGGCCATGATGTATATGAAACTTTGTGAACGTTATGGTACAAGGGCCAACTGGAGAGGTTACACATACAATGATGAGATGCAGTCTCAGGCATTGATGCAACTATCACAGATAGGACTACAGTTCGATGAATCCAAATCAGACAACCCTTTCGCATACTACACGGCGGCCATCACCAACAGTTTCACCAGGATACTGAACATTGAAAAGAAGAATCAAGCGATCAGAGACGACCTGTTGGAGTTCAACGGCATGATGCCTAGTTTCACGAGACAGAACGAGAACGAGACAGCAGGACCGTCATATCAGAAGAGAATGAAGACAGCACACGGCGACGTACACGCAGTCAACAAAACGACCTTAGCAAAACTGAACAAGACCTTGAAGAAGAAAGGCAAACTTGATTCTGAAGACTTCGACGACATAAAATTCAAGAACAAGATAGACATGACCAATCACAAACCGGTGGTGAAAAAGAAATGGTAAAATACTAAGATGTTTTTTAAGAAAGTAGCGTGTTTCACAGACATACACTTTGGACTCAAAGGCAACAGTCGTATACACAACGACGACTGCGAGGCATTCGTGATATGGTTCATAGAACAGGCCAAACTGCACGGATGTGAGACCTGCATATTCCTTGGTGACTGGCACCACCACAGATCAGCAACAAACGTATCCACAATGAATTACACAGTTTCGAACATGGAACGGTTAAGCAAAGCATTTGAGAAGGTTTATGTCATAATGGGCAATCACGATCTATATTACAGAGACAAGAGAGAAATTAACTCAATGGAGTACATAAGAAATATTCCTAACATACACATAGTCAACGAGTGGTTGGTAGAAGATGACGTTGCCATACTGCCGTGGATAGTAGAAGACGAATGGAAAAAGATAGAAAAGATGAAACAGAAGTATGTGTTTGGTCACTTCGAACTGCCGTACTTCAAGATGAACGCCATGGTAGAGATGCCGGACGTGGGAGGAATACAGACGGATCATTTCGCAGGCTGTGGCAAGGTGTTCTCCGGACACTTCCACAAGAGACAGTACATGAAGAATGTGACGTACATGGGCAACGCCTTCCCACACAACTACGCGGATGCCTGGGACGACGATCGGGGCATGATGATCCTGGAATATGGGGGAGAACCAAAATTTGTGAATTGGCCAGAGATGCCAAGATATATCACAATAAAAGTTTCAGAGCTATTGGAAGATCCAGACAAGTACCTAAAACCAAAGATGTATGTGAGGGTAACATTAGATATAAAAATCAGTTACGAAGAAGCAAACTTCGTGAGGGAAACATTCATAGACAAATACCAATTGAGAGAACTACAACTGATCCCAGAACAGGTGGACAACGCACAACAACCACTGGTAGAAGTGCAGAAATTTGACAGCGTTGATCAAATAGTCATCAAGCAGTTGCAGGGGGTGGACTCGGAAGTGTACGACAAGAACGTATTAACAGCAATTTACAACGATCTAGATGTCACGAATTAGTAAAAAGAAATTGATAAAAGTGTTGAAGGGTGATTTTGAACAACCGACCATGTCTAAAGCACAGATATTTGACATGTTCAAAAATCCACCAACACAGGAAGAATGGCTGAAAGGCTACAAGGAATGGAAGAGGAAACAACTTGCTGACGATTAAAGAACTAACGGTAAAGAACTTCATGAGTGTGGGCAACCAGGCCCAGGCCATTGACTTCTCAAACAAAAGCCTGGTTCTTGTTATTGGTGAGAACATGGACCTAGGAGGTGATGACGCCGGTGCCAGGAACGGTACGGGTAAGACCACTATCATAAACGCATTGAGTTACGTGTTCTTTGGTGAAGCACTTACAAACATCAGGAGAGACAATCTGGTCAACAAGACCAACGAGAAGGGTATGTTGGTCAGCGTCAAGTTCATAAAGAACGGAGTCACATACACGATCGAGCGAGGACGTAAACCACAGATATTCAGATTCTATGCCAACGACATTGAACAGAACAGCGAGAGCAACGAAGCACAAGGTGAGAACAGGGAGACACAGGTAGAGATCAACAAACTGATGGGCATGACCCATTCCATGTTCAAGAACATCATAGCACTGAACACCTACACACAACCGTTCCTGTCCACCAAACAGGCAGAACAAAGGGAAATCATAGAACAACTATTAGGTATTACTTTGCTATCACAGAAAGCAGACCTGCTAAAAGAAAAACAAAAGGCAACAAAACAAATGCTCACTGAAGAGAAAATGAAAATAGACGCAAAAGTTGCCAGCAATGAAAAGATACAGGAGTCTATAGAAAGCCTGCAGATAAGATCAAACGCCTGGGCGAAACAGAAAGAAGATGATATAACAAATTTCAAAGAAGCAATAGCGGAACTGGAAAAAGTGGACAGTGAGATAGAGATCGAAAAACACAAGAAATTACAGAAGAGAAATGAACTTCAAACTATGTTGAGAAGTTTGGAAAAAGAGAAAGCATACCACGAGAACAGTTTGACAAAAGCAGAAACCACCGTGACAAAAACAAATGCGGATCTCGAATACGCGGAACAACAGAAATGTCCAACGTGTGAACAGGAACTGCACGATGACAAGCACACACACCTGGTAGACAAGTTGAAAGTGCAACTGACAGAATCAACAGACTACGTGACCAAACTGAAAACTGATCTTGCAAATATACAACAGGGCATAGACGAGGTGGGAGATCTAGGTAACATACCAGAAACATATTATGACACAATAGACGAAGCATACAATCACAAAGGATCTTTACAAGACTTAAAGAGACAGTTGGAAAGAACAGAGAAGTCCGAGGACACTTATGCGGAGCAGATAGCGGAAATGAAGAAATCAGCGATACAGAAAATAGACTACGACAAGGCAAACGAATTGGAGGACCTACACAGGCACCAGGACTTCTTGTACAAACTTTTGACTGCGAAAGATTCATTCATAAGGACAAGGATCATAGAACAGAACTTGACATACCTAAACCAGAGGTTGGCATACTTCCTAGGCAAAGTGAAACTGCCACACACAGTCACGTTCCAATCAGACTTGAGTGTGCGTATCGAGGAACTTGGCAGAGAATTGGATTTTGATAATTTAAGCAGGGGTGAAAGAAATAGACTGATATTGAGTTTGAGTTGGGCGTTCCGAGATGTTTGGGAAAGTCTTTATCAACAGATCAACTTGCTGTTCATTGATGAGTTGGTGGACGCTGGTATGGACATATCCGGTGTTGAGAGTTCGATGGCTGTACTGAAAGACATGAGTAGGACGCAAAAGAAGAACATATTCCTGATATCACACAAGGACGAATTAGTAAGCAGGGTGAATAGCGTACTAAAAGTTGTAAAAGAGAATGGTTTTACCAATTATGCCAATGATGTTGACATTATTGTGTAATTTTCCTGTTGACAGACCCAGTTCATACGTGCTTTAATTACAATGACGTTAATTAATGTTATCGTACGACAATAAAGGAAGGACGTAAATTATGTCAAATGAAACACACGAGCAGATCATGACAGAGATACAAACTTACTCAGAAGAGAATGGTAAGTTCGTAGACAAGGGTGTAAAGGCTTCGGCTACTAGAGCCAGAAAAGCACTTGCAAACTTGGCTAAATTGATCAAGGCAAGAAGAAAAGAAATTCAAGAAGTTAAGAACGCGGCTAAAACAGCGGGATAACGATAATTGAATTGCAATTCTACTAACCCTCGGCTTTAGCGAGTCGGGGGTTTTTTATTTCTTGAGGATTCCTTTGCCGTGTACCCTCACACGGATGTGACCATTGTAGTAATCGTTTGATTCTAAAACTTTACGAGCAAATTGTTCTCGTGCTTCTATGTAAGAAAGTTCCGCTTTCGAATAGCAGAAGAAAAGTATTTCTCTTGTGAATTTATCTTTGCCAAGTTTGTTCACATCAATGGTGAGATCGTCACTTGATCCGTAGTAGTCCTGCCAGTCAGAATCAACCTTGTACCTACGCTTGTTCTTTCTTCCCTTTAACGGTGGACGAGATCTCTTGAACCTTGCCAGTTTCTTACCTATGTACTTCCTTCCGTTTGTGGTGTTGGTTATCTCATACACGAAGCCTACTACTTCAGCAGGCAGTTCTGTTATTTCCTTGTGTTTGAATGTCCAGTTGCTCATTTGGATTTTTCCTTAGGTGGTGCGTATCCGTATTCCCCAAACAATTTATTTGGCTGTTTAAGGTAATTCGGAAAGTGCTTTATGTATTCGTGTATTTCTCTGGTGTCCTCGTAAAACTTGTCATGTATTAGGAAAGGAATGTTAAAATGTCTACGTTCTACTTCGTATAATATCCTCGCCTCTGAAACAACATCCAACCCTTTGAGCGACATAGAAGCACCTCGCTTTATCGCCTTAAGGATTTGGTTTTCTTTTTCCATGATTGAACGGTTCAAGTTAGCATCTAAGAAATTGTTGTGAAGTTCTTTGAAATCCAGATTGCCACCGAAACAGTTGTCTAACTTAGACTTTAATCTGTTGTAGTCAAATATGTCATCTAAGTTCATAACATACTTTGCTAGATTCATGATTTGTTTGTTTGACTTCCAAATGGCGTGTTCCTGGTACGATATCAAATTAAAAATAATATAATTCCTCAAGATCCAACGCGGTATCTTTCCCGACGTCTCATGGTAGTTGTACATGGTCGTGGCATCTTTCAATAAATTTGTCTCTACCAACCTTTGTCTCACCCATTCATGCACGTTATCAGACATCAATTTTATACCAGAACCTTTGATGTCTCCGGCCGCATCGAGGCTCCTCCTGTAACAGTAATAGAATTCCTGTCTGTCCTCGAACACCAGTCCGAATATTTTATCGTTATCTTCGAACTTGTGATAGTGTTCGTGTTTGGTGAGATCCCACGACACTACTTCTTTCCTGTTGCCTAACAGCGGGTCATCTCCGTGTCTGCTGTTGTGTGCGTTTCCGTTCTGGTTGAAGTCCAGCGGCAGAACCTTGCCTTCAATATAGCAGTACATCAGATGCTCCACAAAATGTCCGTGCATGCCTGTTGAGAAACATAATTTCGTCTTATCCATTATTGAAATCTCTCCAGTGCGTCTGATAATATTTGTTTGGATTTTTCATGTACTTTGGATAGTGTGCCACGTATTCTAAAATCTCGCCGGTTGTGGCGAATCGGAATGGCAGATTATAGAAACTGATGTCGAAGTATTTGCGTTCCAGATACCACATCACTATGCATTCGCCCACCACACTCATTTTCTCAATGATAATATTTTTATTTTTGTCCACTGCGTCTAATATGCCCATCGCTGTCCTGTATTCCTTCAACGAGTTATTGCGATCTAAAAAAGTTTTGTGTATTCCGCTGAAATCCAGATCATGACCAAACAAGTTACCCAAGTAATTACGTAGCCTGTTGTAATCTAGTATGTCCTCCATGTCAATTTTCGAATGGTCCGATGATTTTATCCTTTGATTTGTTGTGGTCCATACGTGCTTACTTTCTGATG